AGCCGGCCGGGAAATCCCTATGACGGCCACACCCTGGCCGGCCAGATCGAGCAGGTCGAGCGGATCACCGGCGTTGCCGTCGCCCGCGCCTATGTCGACCGCGGCTATCGCGGCCACGGTGTCGAAGCCGAGGGCAGAAGGATCTTCATCTCCCGCCAGAAACGCGGCATCACGCCCACCATCCGCCGCGAGTTGCGCCGCCGCGCCGCCATCGAACCCGTGATCGGCCACATGAAGACCGATGGCCATCTGGGGCGAAACTTCCTGCTCGGCGTCGACGGTGATGCCATCAACGCCATCCTTGCCGGCGCCGGCCACAACCTCCGCCTCCTCCGCAGATGGCTGATCAGGCTTCTTTGTGCCCTCGTCGCATGGCTCTCGGCCGCAAACCGCTCACCAAGCCTCGGCTTCGCCCACCGCCAGATCTCATAGTTCACAGGCGACTAATTAACCGATGTGTCATGAAAAATCATTAATCGATATGTAATTAGACGATCGAATTTCAGGACCCCTTTCTTTCAACGGCCTTGGTTTCAGAGATCCGCGTTCAGGGAGATCATTTCTGACGGTAAGCCCCGGAGAGATCCGGGGCTTTTTTTTTCGCAACGCCGCAGCGGCCGCGCCGTTCCCGGCGCCGCGCACCCGGATACGGGCGGCGCAAACAATCGCATATCCGCGCGAATTCGGGTGCCTCGCGGCCCGCGAACTGTGCCCCGCAAGGCACGATGACGGAGCAGGGCAGGGGGATGAAACCTCACGCAACCCGTTGATAGAACTGGCGACCCTGGCGTGACTCGAACACGCAACCACCCGCTTAGAAGGCCATCCGCCTTTCCAAACTACACTGAGAGATAGACAAGTGCTGCATCGCGTAACTCGTTGATATGTGACGAACTACACTGTGGGAGAGACTATAAGTGTCTGAAAGTGAAGACATTTCGCTAAGACCTTGTTGTGATCCCCGCTCGGGCACACTTTGGGCACACTCCCAGACTCGCTCGGCCGACGAAATTGAGGCCGAACTCAAGTGGGAAGTGCATGGTGTCGAGAAGGGCCGCGACAAATACCGCAAGTGGACGGCAGGGCAGGGCGCCGAGGTGATGACCTCGATCGCCAAGCTCGAACAGCGTGTGGTCGCTCCCCTGAGTGCGCTGATCCTCGTGCTCCAGAACCAAGCGGTCGAGGGGCTCACCAAGCGCGGTAGCAACGCCGCGTGGTATGAGCCGATCACCCGCCTGCCGGCCGACGAGTGGGCCGTCATCACGTTCCGCATCGCCGCCCGAGCGTGCTTCGATGCGAGCGGTGGCCCGCTGGCCGGCAAGGAGGCCGCCGCCGGCAACGTGGCGCGAGCCATCGCCGCCGCCGCCCGATCCCAGATGGAGTTCCGGCTCATCACCGAGAAGCCCGAGGAGGACGACGAGGAGAAGCCGATCAGCACCAGCCACTTCGACGCCCTGACCATCATCAAGGCCCGAGGGATGATCGCGAAGTCGTCCTGGCCGAAGTTCGTCGAGAAGCTCCTGGGGATGCGCGTGAAGCCGCTCGACACGGCCGCGCAGACCTCCCTCGGGGCCGTGCTGCTCAAGGCCCTCGTGGACGCCAGCGGCGGCGTCTTCCGGCTCGACAAGGCCCTCAACAAGGAGGGCAACGAGGAACTGCGCCTGACGGTTGAGCCCGACGCGCTCGAAATCCTGCGGGAGCGTGAGGCTATCGCCGAGGTGGCGAGGCCGTGGCTTCTGCCCATGATCGTCCGTCCGAACCCGTGGAGCTATGACGAGTGACGCAACTGAGCCTGTTCGCTGATCCGACTGACCTGAACAACGCCCGGAGCCCGTGGCGGTCCAACACGCCGCCCGGCCCGACGCGGCACGTCACGCTCAAGTTCGAGGTGCCGGTCGAGGTCATCAAGGAGGGCCGCGAGGCGGCCGTGGATTACGTCGAGAAGGTGGCCCGACTGGAGGCCGCCCGCTACGTCGATCACCTGCTTGGAGGTGCTGAATGAACCCTCGTGGTGGCTACCTGCTGCACGACACCCGGCTTCTCCGGGGCTTCTCCGACAACCACACGGCCGGCCTCGATCGAGCCGTGAGCCGGGCCGACCTGCGCGCCCTGAACGCCATCCAAGACGTGCCGTGGAGGATCAACCAGCGCGTCTATGCGGTGGCGCGGGAGGTGCTGGACAACCACATTCCGCTGCCCTGCCTGCCGCCCGAGACGCTGACCGTCGAGGTGCCTGACGATGCCACCGAGGAGCAGGAGCGCCGGCTGCTCGGCGAAGCCTACCGGGACAAGATCGTGAACAGGGGCCGGTGGAACGACATCGAGAGCAAGATGGCCGTGGCTGCGCTCTGCGCCGACAAGCCGCTCATCTGGTTCCCGCATAGCCGCGACTTCCGGGGCCGGATGTATCCCATCCCGGCCTCGGGGCCGAACCCGCAGTCGGATGACATGGGGAAGGCGCTGATCGAGTTCGGCGAGGCCAAGCCGCTCGGCGAGACGGGCTTCTACTGGCTGATGGTCCGCATCGCCGGCAACGCCGGCAAGGACAAGCTCTCGTTCGATGAGCGGTTCGCATGGGCGAATGAGCACCTCGACCTCATCCTGGCCGTTGCACGCGACCCGCTGGAGTGCCGCGTCTGGGCCGAGGAGTTCGCCGGCGATGAGCCGTGGCAGTTCCTCGCCAGCGCGTTCGAGATTTCCGACGCCCTGGCGCTGGACAATCCGGCAGCGTTCCTGTCGCGTCTGCCGGTTCCGCTCGACGGGACATGCAACGGGCTCCAGCACCTCGCCGCCCTGGGCCGCGACCCGGTGGCCGGCGAACTGGTGAACCTGCGGGCCGGATCGGTGCGGCGCGACATCTATCAGGAGGTGGCGAACCGCGTGATCGAGAAGCTGCACGCCGAGGCCGAAGCCACGGGCGACCCGCTGGCAATGGCGTGGATACCGTATGTGAAGCGGGACACCGTGAAGCGCGGCGTGATGACGCTGCCCTACGGCGTGACGTTCACCGGCATCCGGGACCAGCTTGTCGAGGACAAGAAGGTGCCCGACGTGTTCAAGGAGCGGAAGGACAAGTTCGAGGCGGCGACCTACCTGACCAAGGCAATCACCGCGAGCCTCGACGAGGCCCTGGTCGGCCCGAGGTCCATCATGAAGTGGCTCCAGGGCTGCGCCTCGGCGCGTGCCAAGGCCGGCCTGCCGTTCGAGTGGACCACCCCTACCGGGAGCCGCGTTCGCCAGTCCTATTACCTCCGCAAGCGGAAGCGGATCGAGACGGCCGTGGGCGTCCTGTCCCTGGCTGACACCTCGGAGCGCAAGCTGGACGTGCGCCGGCAGGCCAACGGCGCGGCGCCGAACGTGATCCATAGCTTCGATGCGGCGCACCTCGCCGATACGGTGAACCGCTGCCTCGATGACGGGATCACCTCGTTCGCCGCGATCCATGACTCGTTTGGCGTCCATGCGTGCCATGCGGCGCGGGCCGGGACGCTGCTGCGGGCGAGCTTCGCCGGCATCTACCGGAACAACGACTGGCTCGCGAACCTCTACCACGGGTTCGCCGAAGGGCTCGAAGGCGTCGAGTTGCCGACCCCACCCGAGACGGGCTCATTTGACGTTCTTGAAGTCCTGGACAGCGATTTCTTCTTCTCCTGATCTAACTACACTGAGGCATAGTCTAATGGTCTACCCTAAAGAGAGAACCGCCGGCCCGCTCGATCCGAACTGGCTGGAGTCCCCCGAGGTCCGCGCCCGGCTCGCCAATCAGGCGACGCTCGTGACTGACCTTCTCCTCACCGACGAGACGCTCGTGCCCGCCGCCGACCGGCTGGTAGGCGCCGCGCTCTACTTCCTGACGACATGCTGGCTGCTCGGCGTAGCGCCCGGTGATGTCATCGCCCAGATCGCCCCGCTCCATGCGGAAGGTCACTTCAACCCACCCGTCACCCACTGAGGACACCTATGAGCATCCCCACCGCCGCCGCCGAGAACACCGAAGCCTACGTGACCGACGCCAACGCCGCGAGCGTTGCCCGCGTCGTCGAGCGCATCCTGGGCCTCGTGGCCCTCGAAGGGCTTACGCCGACCGATACCGTCGCCGTCGCCGCGTCCCTGCTGGTCTTCGTCCGCGATGGCTCCGACTACCCCCGCGACGAACTCGTCTCGGATGTCGCCCTGGCGGTCCTCGAAGCCCCGACATTCCCCGGCCTCGAAGGCTGAGACGCGCTTCTCCTCATCGCACTTCCCTGAAAGGAACACCATGAGCAACACCACCACCACCCCCACCAACGACAACGCCCCGGCCGTCGCCGAGGCTCCGACTGCCGTGTCCAACGAGAGCATCGAGAAGGCCCGCGTGGCCGTCCTGGCTGCGCTCGGCGAAATCAACGCTCACCCGATCGCGGGCGTTATCGCCCTGTCTCACGTCATCGGCGAGGTCATCGCCATCGGCGAAGGCGACGTGGAGCGCGCCCTGGCTACCGTGGGCGAGACTGTCCGCGCCGGCTATCAGGCGGCCCTCAAGGTCATCGAAGGCGTCGCGGAGAAGCTCTGATGGCCGGCTCGTCGAAGAAAGCGAGGGTGCCGACCGAGACGATCGTTCTGCCGATCGGCGTCGCCACCTGGGCGCACCTCGACAAGCCTGACACCGAGGCGCCCGAAGGCTCCAAGTTCGTGCCCGATGGCAAATACAAGGTCACGGTCCTGTTCACCGACGAGGAGGAACTCGCCGGGCTCAAGGCGGCGTGCAAGCGCGTGGCCCAGGCCCATTGGGGCGACGACGTGGACTTCGAGGAGATTGCCCTCCCGCTCAAGGAGGCGAGCCGCGAGGTTGACGGCGAGCAACAGGACTTCATCGCCGTGACTGCCAAGTCGAAATACAAGCCGTCCCTGATCGACGCCAAGCGGAAGACCCTGCCGGCGAGCGTGAAGATTTTCAGCGGCGACCAGGGCCGTATCAAGGTCGTCCTGGTGCCATACGAGAAGCCCGAGCAGGTCCGCGAGGGCAAGAAGATCGTCACGATCACCCGGCGCGGCGTGACGGCGCGGCTCGTCACCTTCCAGCTTGTCTACAAGCGGGGCGGCGGCGGATCGCCGAGCGATGGCTTCGACGACATCGACGACGGCTTTGCGGCGCCCGACGACGACGATAGCGACGGCGCCGACACCAGCCGCGCGCCGGCCGACGATGAGGCGGATTTCTAACCGCCTAGCTGCTCTGCTCCTCTCGCTCTGTATCGACTCCGTTTCGTTACAACTGGACGTTTCCCCGAAGCCGACGCCGCGCCCGCGAGTGTCCCGCTTCGGGGGAGTCTTCTACCCGAAGCCGTATGTCGAATACTACGAGGAGTTGCAGGTGCAGCTTGGCGAGGCGACCTGGGACCGCTCGATCCTGAATGGCCCGGTGCTCGCGCTCGTCGAGGCCGTAGTGCCCAAACCCAAATCCACCAAGCTCCGATACCCGAAGGGCGACCCCGACAACTACGCGAAGGGGCCGCTCGATGCCGCGCAGAAGATCGGCGTCCTGAACGACGACATCCAGGTCCAGTTGCTTGCCTCGATCAAGCGGTGGGCCGAGCCCGGCGAAATCCCCCACCTGAAAGTCACCTTTGGAGTTCTCCCAGATGAAGCCCTCACAGAAGGAGACGGTCCTTAATCACCTCAAACGTAAAGGCTCGCTAACCAGCGTTGAGGCCGAGGCCGTCTATCGCATCCGCCGCCTTGCCAGTCGCATCGACGAATTACGGCAGGATGGGCACCCTATCAAGAGCGTGTTCCGCAAAGACCCGACCGGGCAGCGGTATGTCAGATACGTGCTGGAGCAGAAAAATGGATGAGTTCCTGACCATTCGCCTCACCAAGGCCCAGGCGATCGCGCTGTTCGACCTGATCGCCGACGCCGACCTGGGCGCGCTCGGGTTCACCGCAACGGAGCAAACCGACCTCCAAGCGGCCGGCGACGCGATCGCCAAGCGCCTCGACGCTGAGTTCCCCGGATGGGATCACGAGGAGATTACCGCCTGATGAATGTCGAAACCAAGCACACCCTCCGGTTCTCGCGGCGCGAGGTCATCGAGGCGCTCAAGGCCGCATACCCTGACTCGATCCACCTGACGGCGCTGCCGGCGACGCCGCCGAGGCGGGAAGACAAGTCGTTCGGCGTGGCGCCGGCCGATCCGGTGTCCTGGGAGATTTCCGGCCACTCCCTGACGATCACGTTCAAGCCGCATGGCTAGTGACTCGACCTACCTGTTCAGCGGCCCGTGCCCACGGTGCGGGTCGTCGGACGCCAACGCTCACTATGACGACGGACACACCTTCTGCTTCTCGTGCAACGCCAAGGGGCGGCACGACGGGGGCGAGGATGTCCGCCGTCAAGATACACTGAGAGATAGACCAGTAGACTTTCTGACAGGCGAAGTCACCGCGCTCGCGAAGCCCGGCATTTCGGCCGAGACGTGCCGCAAATACGGGTATCTGGTCGGCCGCGACGAGAACGATCGAATTGTCCAGATCGCGCAGTTCCGGGACGCCTCGGGCGCACTTATCGCCCAGAAGCTCCGTTACGCCGACAAGACGTTCAAGACCAAGATCGAGAAGGGCGACGTGTGGCCCCTGTTCGGCCAGCACCTATGGGCGGCCGGGGGCAAGCGCCTCGTCATCACCGAAGGCGAAATCGACGCCATGAGCGTCGCCCAGGTCTTCGGCCTGACGTGGCCCGCAGTCTCGATCCCGAACGGCGCGACGAGTGCCGCGAAGACCCTCAAGACCCATTACGATTACGTCACCTCATTCGATGAGGTTGTGCTCGCGTTCGATATGGACGACGTGGGCCGGCAGGCCGCCGCCGATTGCGCCCTGCTGCTGCCTCCCGGCAAGGCGAAGATTGCCGAGTTCCCCCTGAAAGACGCCAACGAACTGCTCCAGGCCGGTCGCGGCAAGGACATCATGACCGCCATCTATCAGGCCCGGACGTTCCGGCCCGATGGCATCGTGAGCCTCGACGACATCGAGGAGCGTGTCCTCAAGACGCCGACGATCGGCCGGCCGTGGCCGTTCCCGCTGCTCACCCAGGCCACCTTCGGGCGCCGCCTGGGCGAGGTCTACGGGTTCGGCGCCGGCACTGGCGTCGGCAAGACCGACCTGTTTACCGAGTGCATCGCGCATGACGTGCTCCAGCTTGGGGCGCCGACCGGCGTGATCTACCTGGAGCAGAGCGTCGGCGAAACCGGCCGCAGGATCGCCGGCAAGGTCGCCGCACGGCGTTTTCACGTCCCGGATGGGTCGTGGACCGAGGACGAACTCAAGGCCGCCTGGGCGGCTCTCAAGGGCAGCGGCAAGCTGCACCTGTATGACCATTGGGGTGCGATGGACTGGCAGACCGTCAAGTCCCGCATCCGCTACATGGTCGCCGCCCTGGGCTGCGAGCACATCTACCTCGACCACCTGACCGCGCTGGCGGCGGCCGAGGAGGATGAGCGCAAGGCCCTGGAGAAGATCATGGCCGAGGCGGCCAGCATGGCGCAGGAACTCAAGTTCATCCTGCACTATGTCAGCCACCTCGCGACACCCGAGGGGAAACCCCACGAGGAAGGCGGCCGGGTCATGATCCGGCACTTCAAGGGATCGCGGGCTCTCGGCTTCTGGTCGCACGGCATGTTCGGCCTGGAACGGAACCAGCAAGCGGACACCGAGGATGAACGCTCGATCACCCGTCTGCGGTGCCTCAAGGACCGCTACACGGGGCAGGCCACCGGCAAGGTCTTCGAGCTTCGCTACAGCCACGAAACCGGCAAGCTCACCGAGGTAGGGGAGGGTCAGGACGTTCCTGACACGGGCGGCGAGTTCTGATGGACGGGACGAAGCTCTGCTCGTCCTGCCGAACCACCAAGCCGCTTGAGGACTTCTACCGACATCCGCAGACCCGCGACGGCCGGATGCACGTCTGCATCCCGTGCCACCGCAAGGCCACCGCCGGCCGCGCCGCCCGCATCCGCGAGCTAGGCCAGGTCCCGGAGGGCTACGTCTGCCCGATCTGCCAAGACCCCACGCGGGTCGGCGATTGGCACGCTGACCATGACCACGCGAACGGCCGGGCGCGGGCTTGGCTGTGTCGGTCCTGCAACCTCGCCCTCGGGCAGTTCCAGGACGATCCCGCGATCCTGGCGCGGGCCATCGAATACCTGATCCACCACCGGAGAAAACATGACTACGCTGATCTGCGACACGGAAGCGGACGGCTTCCTGGCGGAAGCGACGCGCCTGTGGACGATCCAGGTCGGAGACGCCGACACCGACGAGGTGACGATCTACGCCGACCAGCCGGGCTTCCCGGCGATCGCCGAGGGGCTGGAGCGGCTCGCAAAGGCCGACCGGCTCGTCTTCCACAACGGCATCGGGTTTGACTTCTGGATCATCGAGAAGTTCTACCCCGGCGTCATCCGCAAAGCTCAAATCTTCGACACCCTGATCGCCGCCCGCCTGCGGCATCCCGACGAACCGATGCACTCCCTCGAAGCCTGGGGCGACCGCCTGCGGTGCGCCAAGGGCAAATACGAGGGCGACTTCAAGAGCTTCGACGACAAGCTCGTGGTCTACGCCCGCCAGGACATCGTGGTCGGCCGCAAGCTCTACCACGCCGTCCGCGACGTGGAGGAGTGGGGCCGGTCGTTCCAGATCGAGACGGACATCGCCTGGATCATCCGGGAGCAGGAGGTCAACGGCTTCTCCTTCGACCGTGAGGCCGGCGAGCGGCTCTATGTGGACCTCAAGGCGGAACTGTTCGCGATCGAGCAGAGGCTCGCCGAGACGATCCCGCCGTTCGAGCGCACCAGCACGTTCATCCCGAAGGTCAACAACAAGACCCGTGGATACGTGAAGGGCGTCCCGTTCACGAAACGCTGGCAGGAGCCGTTCAACCCCGGTTCCCGCAAGCATTGCGCCGAGGTTCTGGTTGCGAAGGGCTGGAAGCCCGAGGAGTTCGGCGCCCTGGGCGTGCCGAAGCTGGACGAGGAAATCCTCGCGAAGCTCGACATCCCCGAGGCGCGGCTGCTCCTGGACTACTTCAAGCTCCAGAAGAAGATCGGCCAGCTTGCCGAGGGCAAGAACGCCTGGCTCAAGATGGTCGGGGCTGATGGCCGCGTCCACGGCCGCGTCAACACCAACGGCGCGGTCACGGGCCGGATGAGCCACTTCCTGCCCAACGTGGCGCAGGCCGACAAGGACAAGCGTATGCGGTCCCTGTGGACCTGCCGCTCGGGCTGGAAGCTCGTCGGCTGCGACGCCGAGGGCCTCGAAGCGCGCATCCAGGGACACTACCTCGACCGCTATGACGGGGGCTCGTTCACCGAGAAGGTGATCGGCGGCGACAAGGAGAAGCGCACCGACGTTCACTCGGCGAACCTGCGGTCGCTGATCGACGCCGGATGCCTGCCCGAGTTGTTCTGGGGCGAGAAGTTCAAGATCGGCCGCGACGGCGCCAAGACGGTGCTCTACGCCATGATCTACGGCGCCAGTGACACGAAGCTCGGCAAGACGCTCGCCACGATCTTCCGTGACGCCGGCCTACGGGAGCCCCGCGAGGCCCACCCGAAGGCGGGACGCAAGGCCCGCTTGGCGATCATGAAGGCGATCGTGGGCCTGGAGAAGCTCACCGAACTCGTCCAGGTCACGGCCAAGCGCCGGGGCTTCCTGATCGGGCTCGATGGCCGCCACCTGCCGATCCGGGCGATGCACTCCGCGCTGAACACCCTGTTCCAGAGCGGCGGTGCCGTCGTCATGAAGCTCGCCCTGATCCTGTTCTGGCAACGCTACGGCCAACTGCACGGCCAGACTTTCGGGCTCTGCGCCAACGTCCACGACGAGGTGCAGATGGAAACCCTCCCGGAGGTCGCCGAGGAGTATGGCGCCGCGTTCGCCGAGTGCATCACCCTCGCCGGCAAGGAGTTGGGCGTGAAGTGCCCCCTGGCCGGTGCTTTCGACATCGGGACCAACTGGTCCGAAACCCACTGAGAGACAGACTGCATGTATAGCGTTGAATTGCCGGCGAAGCCGGGAAACATCATCCGCATCGTCGGAACCACCAAGGGCGAACTGCATCGCGGCATCAAGGCCGTGTCCTCGTCCGAACTGTCCTTCAACAACCTCCGCAAGCGCCCCGATGGCTCCTGGGAAGCCACGGCGCTCCTGTCAGCACCCCGGAGCTAACCATGAGCAAACCGAAGATGGACGTGACCGTCGCGATCCTGCCCCGCGAGCACACGTCCGGGATGGCCCCGCCATCGTTCCCTGAGAAGGCCGTCGCCCCGAAGGCGCCGAGCGCGCCGAAGGCCCCGAAGGCACCCGGCCTGCCGAAGGCGCCGAAGGGCATGAAGGCTCCAGGCCCGAAGATGGCCGAGAAGGCGAAATCCAGCGTTGCCGCGCCGAAGCCGCCGAAGGTTTCGAGCCGCCTGCGCGAACAGAACGGAATGTGAGGAGAAAACGACAATGGCGAAGAAGGTTTACAAGGCTGTCCGGGTCATCGAGCACGCCGACAACGGCTCTTACCAGTATGATGTCCAGGCGAAGAAGCGGTTTGTGTTCCGCACGGTGGACACATACTACAACCGCGAAAACGCTGAGATTCACGCGAAGGCCCTGCTGAAAGCGACGCACCCGGAGCCCGTGCGGCGCCGCGTTGTCCTGCATCACGTCAACACCGAGGATTGACCACCGCGCTCATCGACGGGGATGTAGTCGCGTTCAGAAGCGCCTACAGCGCGGAGCGCGACTTCCCCGAGGCGTTCACCCCGGAGTCCATCGAAAGCCGCTCAGAGGCTTTCCTGGACGCCGTGGAGGCCGCCACAACGCTTGCCCAGGATACCATCGAGGCATGGCGCAACGGCGCCCGGTGCGATGACGTGATCGTCGCGTTCAGCGGCGACCGGAACTACCGCAAGCGCGTCCTGCCGACCTACAAGGCGAACCGCGACCCGAACGCGAAGCCGAAGTGCCTAGGCGAGGTCGTCGAACGTCTCCTCGGCCGCTACCGGGCTCACCGCGTTCTCGGGCTGGAGGCTGACGATCTGCTCGGCCTCATGCTGACCGGCGAGAAGCACCGGGGCAACGCCGTGGTCGTCTCGATCGACAAGGACATGAAGACGCTGCCGGGCCTGCACCTGAACCCGCTGCACGACTCGGCGCCCATGAGCGTGTCCGAGATCGAGGCCGATTACCGATGGATGCTCCAGACCATGACCGGCGACCCGGTGGATGGCTACTCGGGCATCCCGAAGATCGGCCCGGCGAAGGGCCAGAAGGTGCTCGGCCGGATCGGCGAGAAGACGCTCGCCGGCATGTGGCAGGCCGTCCTCGATACGGCGAAGGCCAAGGGCCTCACCGAGAAAGACATGCTGGCCCAGGCCCGCGTAGCGCGGATTCTGCGGCACGGCGATTACGACAAGGAAGGGCGCCGAGTGCGCCTATGGACACCGAGCGGCAGACCCGAGGAGTGGCTGCCACTGGAGGGATGAATGGCGAAGTTCAACATTGGCGATAAGGTCGTGTGGAATGGCGGCGACGCCGAAGGCGCACGCCTCGACCGCAGCGCGACCTATGAGGTCGTCAACCCGGCTCTCTCGATCCACGGCACGATCACCCGCGTCCAGATCAGCCCCGGCGAAGCCGCGTTCGGCTACTGGTATGTGCCCGAGGACTGCCTCGTGCTGGAGACGGAGGCGCTCGACACCGCGATCGGCGAGGAGGACGCTTTCGTCAGCACGTATGCCGAGCCCCCGGCCGCCGACGCGATCTACCAGCCGTCGCACTACGCGAGCCACATTATCGAGCCGATCACCTTCACCAACGCGAACAACCTCAACTTCAACCGGGGCAACGTGGTGAAATACACCGTCCGCGCCGGCAAGAAGGGCGATCCCGAGAAGGAAATCGAAGACCTGGAGAAGGCCCGGCGCTACCTCGAAATCGAAATCGAGTGCATCCGCCGCCGCCGCCGCGTCGCGGCCGGAGAGCCCGCCCAGGACGTGTGGAAGATCGCCCTGTGATCCTCGTCTGGGCGTTCCTGGCGTTCATCTGCGGGGCTTCCGGCTGGATCGGCTGGAAGCTCTCCGCGATCTACCGCGACCTCCGCGACCTGTGACCTGGGGCCGGCCTAGCGCCGGCTCCGCGACCCCCACCTGACATCCCCTGGAGTTTCCTATGGTTGACGTTGCTGTTGACGTTGCCCCCTCTATCGTTGACTCCGCGATCGCCGACCACGCGATCGCCGAACATGCGGCCGAGGCGCCTCCGGTCGCCCACCCGCCCATCTTCACGACGAACCCCGCGATCGCCCATGCGGCTCACCACGCCGCCCATGTGGCCGCTTCGCAGTTCTGGCAAGGCGCCCTAATCGGCCTGCTCGTCGTCCTGGCAGCGGTGGGGATCAGCGCGTGCCTCTGACGGTCAATTTCTTCGCCGGCCCTGGCGCCGGTAAGTCCACCACCGCGACCGGCGTGTTCTCGAACCTCAAGCTCGCCGGTAAGAACGCCGAGCTTGTCACCGAGTTCGCCAAGGACTGCACCTGGGAGGGCAACAAGGCCGCCCTGACGTGCCAACCGTATGTCACCGGGACGCAGATTTGGCGCGTCCAGCGGGCCTTCCAGGGCGGCGCCCAGATCGTCGTCACGGATAGCCCCGTGCTGCTCGGCACGGCTTACGTCGAGACGCTCGACCCGATGACGCTGGTTTGCCTCCAGGAGCACGCCCGCTACCCGTCCATCAACTTCCTCGTGGTCCGAACCAAGCAATACCAGCCGGTCGGCCGCAACCAGACCGAGGCCGAGGCCGTCGCGCTGGACACCAAGATCGAGCGCATCCTCCACGATTACGAGGTGCCGTTCATCCCGATCACTGGCGACGCCTTCGGCATCACCCAGGCCACCTTGGCGGTCCTGGATCATCTTCGAGACACGCATAGGGAGTCCGCATGATCGTCAAGATCGGCCACGCCTTCATCCAGGTCGTCCCGTTCACCAGCCATGAGCTTGCCCTCACGGAAGCCCCGATGGGCATGTGGACGCCGGGCGACCTTACCATTCGGATCAACCCTGGACTGCCTCCAGCCGAGCAGGCCCGCACGCTGATCCATGAGTTGCTCCATAATGCCGCGATCCGGATTATGCCGCATGGCCTCCGCTGGAGGCCGGATAGCCCGGCATTGGCCATGCGGCTGTTCGGCATAATCAGAGCCCTTCCAGGAACGCGAGGAGTTGATCG